ACTTTGTGGACTACGACAGAAACAAAGAAGAACCACATACACCAGAAAAAGACGGTGAAGAAGAAGCAGAAGACAAATCCGACGAACTAGACGCAGACGGTGAAGTAGACATGTTAGACCCAGAGTTTGACGAAGATGTAGAACTAGATGTTCCAGCAGAAGATAAGTTTACAAACGATCTAGACCCAGCCCCAAAGAAATAACCTAGCATAAATACTGCTATGCCAGATGCAATACCATACAATTACGGAAAATACATCGACGATCAAATGAAGATCAAAGATACAGGCACGATTGACTCAGATCAACAAATAGCATCACCTAGTTCAGCGGGTAGCAGAGGACTAGCACAAACAACACAATTTACAAACGACAAGACACAGATGCAGTTGGGACAAGAAGCCATTGCAGAATCAATGGTAGAGATCAGAAGCATACTAAACAGAATTGACGGTGTGAACGCACCAGTACAGGAAGCCGAAAGCGATTACCTGTATCTACGTGGCAAGGAGATAGACCAAGGTAGCATAATGTACAAGATGGAAGATTACAGCGATGGGATCTTTGAACTGCAATCAGCAAAATATGCCGATGGTACGGAACTGGACGAGAAAGAATTAGAAGAATTAGAAAGCACACAGGAACTGATCGACTGGGTTATGATTGACTTCGTGTCAGAATCAACTTCATCGGACTCAGGCGAACTGAGCAGGCTCAAAGAACTGTCAGGCTTTGAAGAAGCTGGTTATTATAAAAATCCTGATAAAGAATTTAACATTAATGGAATGACAACTAAAAAAGATGTTGTACAATCCATTATAGATAATTTAGATAACAATGAATTAGATACTGCTAGAGACAGTTTAAATCAATTACTTGATGTGGTAACTGCACTACACGACGACTACCAACCAATGCCAGAGGGTGATGAGTTTGACATAGAAGAAGACGAGGACTTTGAAGAAGTGCTTGGTGCATTAGGTTTCCCAGAAGACGAAACAGAATTATTTGACGCAGAGTACCAAGGCAGAAAAGTTCCACTTAACAAACCCATGCGTGGTGACTCTAAAAAATTCAAAGTGTACGTTAAGGATCCAAAGACAGGCAATGTTAAAAAAGTGAACTTTGGACACGGTGGGACAAGTGCAAAAAGAAAAACAATGAGAATTAGAAAGAGCAACCCAAAAGCAAGAAAATCATTCAGAGCACGTCACAACTGTGCGAATCCTGGACCTAAAACAAAAGCAAGATATTGGTCTTGCAGAAAGTGGTAATATGAGAATATACGAAGTTACAGAAAAACACCTACCAGAAGAGAAACAAAAAGGCGTTGACGGTAAGGCTTGTTGGAAAGGCTACAAGAGAATGGGCACAAAGAAAAAAGGTGGCAAGACTGTAGACAACTGCGTTCCAATTACGAAAAAATAATGAAATTTATAATTGTAAATGGTACACTAAAACCATCTACAGAATCAAATGTATCAACGATATGTGAGATGGTCAAAGTAGGTTTTGAAAAATTTGGTCACACGTGTGAGATTGTAAACACAGCAGAATTAAATTATAAGAACAGCACAGAAGACGAAGACGATGAACTACGTCCAGTAATTCATAAAATGATACAACCAGATGTAACAGGAATCATTATTGCTACACCTATATGGTGGGGTATGTTCAGCAGTCACACACAGGCACTGATTGAGAGAATGGATTATATCGACACTTGGAGCATTGACGGAAATGATTACAAACCAATGTTTGGCAAAGTAATGGGCACTATTGTTTCGGGTGCAGTAGATGGTTGGCAACACATCACAGGCACATTGGCCAGTTTTGCATCTAACCTAGCACTAACAACACCACCATTGTGCAACATAGAATCAGAAGCACAAGGCAGAGATAATATTCTACAAGATTCAGAAACTATCGGCAGTGTCAAAAGTTTGGTAAACAATATGATTGTTTGGGCAGAAGCTATGGAAAAAGGTGATGTTGCAAAAAGAGCCAGACACAAAGGCAACATAGAATAATCCAAATACCAATTGACTCTACATTATATTTGTTATATACTTGTTGAATAACAACAGGAGAAACAAATGGCAGTAAGAAACTTCAACGATGCGGAAAAACAAAAACTTATCCAAATCATATCACAAGGTTCACAAGTACTAGGTGAAGTCGAAGACCTTAAAGGTGGTTTAAAAGACACAGTAAAAGCAATATCAGAAGAGCTTGAACTAAAACCAGCACTAATCAACAAAGCAATATCTGTGGCACACAGAGGCAACTATCAAAACATTGCCGATGACATGGACACCCTTGAAAGCATACTAAACACAGCCGGCAAATTATAGTGTTAAAAGTACTCAAAGAATTTTGGGTAGAAAGTTATATCACAGACAAACTTGCATTTTATTTGGAAGTATTCTCTGTTGCTATCACAGTTTGGGGATCAGCACTACTAACTTTTACTTCCCCCGGACCCGACATGCAATGGATTTTTCCGTTGTATCTTTTAGGGTCAACCACACTAGCCGTTGCGGCATATCGTAGAAGAATTATTTGGACTTGCTTTTTGGCATCATGGTTTACTATAATGAATGTAATAGGAAACATAAGAGTATTTTTTTAAATGAGTTACATAGACGCACTATACAAAAGAGACGAAGATAAAATATATGTTGTAGAACGTGATCCTAAAAAAGGTCGTGTGTTTGTAGAGTATGACGCAAGGTATGTGTTTTACTATCCAGACGCAAGGGGCAAACATAGAAGCATGACTGGGGAATCTTTACAAAAGGTTACCTGTGCAACACACAAAGAATTCATCAAGGAGCAAAGATTAAGGTCCAATAAGTCTCTTTATGAACAAGATATCAACCCAGTGTTCAGATGCCTTGAGGAGAACTACTTAGGCAAAGAGACTCCCAAGTTGAACACTATGTTTTTTGATATTGAAGTTGATTTTGATCCTGAAAGGGGTTATTCAACTACAGATGATCCGTTCATGCCCATAACTGCCATCAGTTGTTATATGAGCTGGACGGATCAACTGGTTACACTTGCAGTACCTCCAAAGACAATCAGTATGCAAGATGCAAAAGTTTTAACTGAACGTTTCCCTAACACAATGTTGTTTGCAAAAGAGAAAGATATGTTGGACGCATTTTTAGAACTAGTTGAAGATGCAGACATACTATCAGGGTGGAACAGTGAAGGTTATGATATTCCGTACACAGTGGGTAGAATACAAAAAGTATTGAGTTCAGATGACACAAGACGTTTGTGTTTTTGGGGTGAAAAGCCTAGAAAGAGATTATTTGAAAAATATGGCAAAGAACAATTAACATTTGAGCTTGTTGGCAGAGTACATTTGGACTTGCTAGAACTTTATAGAAAATACACATATGAGGAAAGACACAGTTTCAGATTGGACGCAATAGGCGAACATGAACTAGGAGAAAGAAAAACAGTCTATGAGGGATCACTAGATGCACTTTATAAAAATGACTTTGGATTGTTCATAGAATACAACAGACAGGATACATTACTACTAGCCAAACTAGAAAAGAAATTAAAATTTATAGAACTTGCAAATGAAATTGCACACCAAAACACTGTGCTACTACAAACCACAATGGGTGCTGTTGCAGTAACCGAACAAGCCATTGTAAATGAGTCGCATAGAAAGGGTCTTATTGTGCCTGGAAGAAAATACAGAGACAAGGATGCTCCACCAGTATCAGCGGCAGGTGCCTATGTGGCAACTCCGCAAAAAGGAATACATGACTGGATTGGGTCTATCGACATCAACTCACTGTATCCAAGTGTTATTAGAGCATTGAACATGGGACCGGAAACTATTATAGGACAGATAAGACCTGTGATAACATCTGCAGAAGTCAACAGGGCACTACACCAAAAGAAATCATTTGCGTCAGCATGGGACAGTCAATTTGGTAGTTGGGAATATGTTGCAGTAATGAACAAAGAAAAAGGCACAGAAATTGTTGTGGATTGGGAAGACAAGACTAGTGTGAGAATGAGTGCGGCACAACTGTATGATTTAGTATTTGATGGCAACAACAAATGGATGTTGAGTGCAAATGGTACAATATTCACATATGAGTATGAAGCAATTATTCCAGGCTTACTAAAACGTTGGTATGAAGAAAGACAAGAGATGCAGAGAAAAATGCGTGAATGCGGAGACAACGAAATCGAAAGAGAATATTGGGATAAAAGACAACTTGTTAAAAAGATTAACTTGAATAGTTTATATGGTGCAATCCTAAATCCAGGTTGTAGATTCTTTGACATAAGAATAGGACAATCAGTCACACTTACTGGCAGATGTATTACAAAACATATGGGAGCCAAAGTAAATGAGATTGTTGCAGGCAAGTATGATCACAAAGGTGAGAGTGTTGTGTATGGAGACACAGACTCGGTCTACTTCTCAGCATACAAGACACTAGAAAAAGAGATTAAAGAAGGGTTGATTCCATGGACCAAAGATTCTGTGCTAGGACTGTATGACAAAATAGCAGAAGAAGTTAACGGATCATTTAAATCATACATGACCAAAGCATTCCATTGTCCAGCTACAAGAGGAGAAGTTATTGCGGCAGGTAGAGAACTTGTTGCATCAAAAGGTTTATTCATCACGAAGAAAAGATATGCTGTGTTGTATTATGATGTAGAAGGCAAGAGAACAGATACGGAAGGAAAAGACGGCAAAGTAAAAGCCATGGGACTAGATCTAAAAAGATCAGACACTCCTGTATTTGTACAAGACTTCCTAGGTGAAATATTATACCTAGTACTGCAAGGCAAAGATGAGAAAGATGTGCTAGATAGAATTAGTGAATTTAGAGCAGAGTTTAAGGCAAGACCAGGTTGGGAGAAAGGATCTCCCAAGAGAGCAAACAACATGACCAAGTACCAAGCGGCGGAGGCGGCCAAAGGCAAAGCCAACATGCCTGGACACGTTAGAGCCAGCATGAACTGGAACAGATGCAAAGAGATGTATGGTGACAAATATTCGATGACCATAACAGATGGTGCAAAAGTAATTGTGTGCAAACTGAAGCAGAATCCTATGGGCTATACAAGTATTGCATATCCTGTAGATGAAATGCGTATTCCGGAATGGCTTAAAGAACTGCCATTCGATTCAGATGCTATGGAAGCCGCTATATTGGATCAAAAACTAGATAACTTAATAGGTGTATTAGGATGGGACGTACAATCCACAGAAACCAGTAATACATTTAACAAACTATTTGAATTCTAAATACAAGTACAATTAAAAATATTTCAGTTTGGACGAACCAATGTATACAACAGTTTAGAAATTGGCCCAGGCAATGGTATGTTTTCTATGGATTTTAGAACATGGGGTCAACAATTTTATCTAGATGTACTGCCACAAGTGGAAGAACCAATTAGAAAAATGTTTCCATCTGCACATCAAAAACGTTTAACATTTTATCAAACAAAAAATACAGAGTGTTCAAACATACCACAGGGCAGTTGTAACTTTGTGTTTAGTTGGGACACATTTACATTCTTTACACAGACCCATATACAACAATACATACACGACATCAAAAGAGTGTTGATTGACGGGGGTTATTGCATGATACAGTATGCAGACTGTCACTATGATCTAGATTTAGATAATGCTAAAAGAGGTTACTGGAACTACAATACCAAAACAGAAATGACTAGAATGATTGAAGAAGAAGGGTATGAAGTAATCGAAATGAATCAATTTCGTCCAGGTGCCAATTATGCTGTATTTCAAAAACCTGGTAAACAAAATCCGGTTGTTTATAAAAAAATAGAAATAACACTTGCTTAAGACCTAAATATCCTATACAATAAAAACATTATGATAGACATCTTAAAAGACATCGTTAAACACACGCATGGATTAGGATTTTTAGATCTTGTTAAAATCAGTGGTAGCACTGAGGAAACTGCAATTGATTCAATGGCAGAAGACAGATCTGTAATCTTGCAAGGGTCTTTTCACAAGCCACAAACGGAAATGTCTGGCACGTTTGGAATGCCTCAATTGGGTAAATTAGATATCCACTTGAAGTGTCCGGAATACAAAGACAAAGCAAACATAACTGTATTATCCGGTGAGAGAGCCGGAGCAACTGTTCCTACAGGAATTCATTTC